CTGGATGCGGAGAGGCAAGTTGTTCTGGTGTTCCACGACCAACAGTGAAGGGCTTGTCAGAAGGCGATAATTGTTTAGAAGTCCAATCATATAGCTCTTTACCACCTTTACCTGCGCTATACAGCGATGAACCAGCTTGCACAGCTTGTAAAGCGGGGGAGGGGCCCTGAGCAGGCGGTGGTTTGGGCGGTGCAAATGGTTTGGCTGGTGGAGGAGATTGAGTCGGTATATTTATGCCAGCAGAAGGAGCGCCTTGACCACTAAATGCAGGCGAGTTTTTCAGTATTTCAGCATACGGAGCATTTTGATTTTTTACAGTTCTTAAAAATCCATAAGGATCACTACCGACCTCATCATAAACCTCACCATCAAGCGCATAGCCATGACGCGGAGCAAGACCGCCCTCTGCATAATGTCCTTTTCGAGCCGATTCTTTCGTCGCTTGATCATAATCAACCGTCTTGTATCCCCCGGCCAATCCCACTGCTTTGGGATGGTGCTTCTCGACATCTTGAGCGATAAGACCGATCTGCTTGCCGGGTTCTCCTTTGTAGCGGAACTTGACGATCTTTTGACCATCGTAGGTTTCACCGATTGTCTCAATGTCTTCCTTGAGTCGCTTATCTGAAAAGAACGAAGAAGGCTGTGTTCCAGAAGTAGTAGATCCAGATAGAGCGCCCGTGCCCTCGGCGATGTTCGCCAGGAACTGCGTGACCTGGAAGGGATAGCCCTCGTGTTGCATAAATTGATTATATAGCGCCGACAACCCGGCCTGCTGCGTTTGCTGCGGAACCGTTCCAGCAGCCAATAACCCTGATGCACCAGAGAGGCCGGCCTGCTGAACACCGGTCCCGATATTAGCAATCGCTTGACCAGATTGCATCTGGCGAGCAAGATTGGCCTGCTCTGCGCCCAGGTTGACGCCCTGCTGCTGCTGCGCCGTCTGAAGAGCTTGACCGTAGCCCTGGTTCAATAGGCCGGACACGGTCTGGCCGGTGGCGAGACCCTGCTGCCGAGCAAGGTTCGCCTGTGCAATTCGACCACGGTCACCACCAAAAGCGCCACGAGAGATCTGATTGCCAAGCTCGCCTGATTGTTCCTGCTGTTGCTGCTGGCGGAGGTTCGCCATCGTCGTTCCGACAACGCTGCCCAAAAAGGGCGACATATATTGCCCGATTTGCTGACCGCCTATCGGCTCGGCATTAGCAGATCTAGCTCCAGCTACAGAATAATCAATTGCCCTGTTGTAATATGGCTGTGCAGAATTTGCATATGTTCCAGCTTGATTGATAGCTGCGCCTTGGACAGGATTGATTGGCGCAACGAACGCGCTAGGGTCATACGAGTATGGCGTGAAAGGCGTTTTAGCAGTCTGTTCAGCCCGCTCATTTACTGCTGAATATCGAGCCAATACCTCTGGCGGAATAGATACTTGCTGTTGTGATTGTGAAGATTTACCGCCCATCGTTTTTTTCCTTAGAAAATCCGCCTTTTCCTTTATACAGGAAAAAAGCTCCAGTTGGTTCTCCAAACTGCCTTCGATATAGGCGGACCTTTCCTTCGGTCCGGTTGTTACTTAAAATACCTACAATCAATGGAATATCTAGGCCATCTGCAACTAGTTTGCTGAACTCACATAACTTACGGGCCCTCCCGCCTTTTGCAGAACGAAAATCTTTGTGTATGAAGATTGACTTCTCTTCTAAGACATCTTCATCACTATACCACATTTTTCCTATTCTTAGCAGGACACAACCTTCTGGCTTCTTTCCAGGCTCACCAATGATGCCAATGATACCATTATCACGCATTAAAGCGGACCAAATATCAGCCAACAATTTCTGTGGAGATGGGGTAACAAAAGTATGCTCATTAACTATCTCAAGCGCCAATTCCATAACACCATGCACATCACCCTCAGTTCCGATTCTCACTTTAATATCATCAATCATCTTCAGTCCTTTTTTGGTCCTGGTAATTTTCTCAATGTTTCAACAGTCTTTGCGCGCATCTTCTTAACAAATTCATCCAGTGTTTTATGTCCTTCTTCCAACGATCCTCCACCAATATTAATCACATCATTAGGATACACAATGTATTCTCCACCAGCGGCAACGATAGGCACTGAACTGACGGGGCCGCCGGTTGCCTTTTCTGTGACGCCAGAGGGGCAGAAAATGCTTTTCGCTACTTTGAAGCCCGCCATGGTGTTGCCTTCTCCCATGGCTGAAATGATGTCTGCCGGGATCACATATGAGCCGCTGGCGACATGCATGGGGAGGTGGTCGGTACGACCAGCCACTGGGCTGTGAATCGCACCAGAATAGATCTTCGCGGCATTGGCTTGACCGCCCATTGCGGACGCCTGCCGGGCGGTGGACAGCGCCGCCGCAATGGCCTGATCGCGGGAGTGCCCGGAATTGATCATTACGCACCTATCGAGTAGGTCACGCTGACCGACTGGCCGGTGCCAGGGACGATCACGAGACCATTGGTGAAGATCAGATTGGCTGGGTAAACCCCAATGCCGGCATATGGCGCATCGCCCGTCGTGCTAGGGGCCGGGACGGCGCACAGAGCGTTCGCGGCAGTGATGCCAGCCACGGTCGCGCTGTTGTGAATCTTGCCGTTGGTGCTGCCCTTCACGACGATTGAGAAGTTCACGAGGCGGCCAGAGCCGGCAAAGATCAGGGTATCCGCAGTGACGGTCTGCGACGTAAGGACGCCGATATAGCGTTGGAAGATTTGCCCAATCGTACTGATGGCAACAACGCCGTTTTTCTGAGTCGTCAGAATGTCATCAAGAGACGCCATTAGAACTTCCCGTCCACTTGTGTGCGGTATCGCATGTTACCCAAACGCCAGAATGATCCAACGTCGCTGCTGGAGATATTGATAGCCATCAGGCGAGCGCGGAAGCGCGGCGTCACAAATTGAGTAGCCTGGGTCAGCGTGAAGGGACCATAAGCTGTGGGCGTCTGACCGGGGTAGTCGGCAACGTAGAAGGTTAGGTTGACGTTGGCGTTTTGAGTGCCGTTGTAGTAACCCCACTTCATGTCGGGCCAAACCTGATCGACAAACTGCTTCACATCGCCTTCGGTCAGGGCGAAGTAGCCGGTTTGGAAGCTCGACAGCATCGCCTGATTATCGGCATCGGTCGAGGTTTCATGCTGATAGATGTATTGATTCTGCGGGCCACTGATCGGCGGGCCAGCGCCGATTGGCGGGCCAAGCACCGATTGGTTGATCCAGGCCGTGCGAGACAGGGTGCCGAAATCCCACTTTTGTAAATTGACGTTGAACTTCGCATACTTAGCCGGGACGCCATTGCTGCCGGTGATTGGGTAATACCAAGTCACCTCACCAAAGCGGGAATTGGCGGCAATCCTGATTTTATCAAGATTGTCTGGATCAATGTCTTGGAAGATCACATCCCAGATCGGGCAGAAGATCGGCTTCACGCCGTCGCCGGATGATGTGAAGAACTGCGACTGGCTCATCCAGTAAACAATCCCATTCATAGAAGTGGCGGCTTTGGGAGCAATCAGGCCGCAGCCTGTGCCGATCTCGTTGAAACCATAGACATACGGCTGGCCGGTGTATTGCATCGCCCACAGGGCCAAGTCTGTCCAAATCAGGCCCTGCTGCGGACCCTGGATGCACCCGACAACGCTAGAGCCGCGAGGGATGCGGTAGGAGCCGGCCTGATTCGTTACGGTGCCAATCCAGTCATTGTAATTTTCAATGTCGCACCAGCGCATCAGGAGAGGATCGGCGATGCCGTTGAACGTCGATCCCCAAGCGATGATCTGACGCTGCGGCATGGCGATGAACATGCCGGCGTTTGCTGATGGCGCTTCTGGGATGACAACTGCGGTTGGCTGATTGACCTGCGGATCCCAAGTGTAAATCGGGCCGCCGTAGGGGCACGCGACTAAGATCGCACCAAAGTTGTCTAGGGTCCAATCGGTCGCCGTAATCGGAGTGCCGGGGTTCGCAACCGGCTGGATACCCGAGCCATAGCCGCCCTCACCGTAACCACCGACACCGTAGCCGGTTCCTGTCGGAAGAGGCCCCTGCCCGATATAATAGACGTACCGAGCATCACCACCGTTTTCGCTTTCTGTGGTGGTAGAAGTTGCGGCACTTGATGCTTGAATCGTAAACACGTCAGCGTCCGTAACTGACACAATCGTATAGTTGCCAAATAATGTGATGCCGCCGACAGCAGTGGAAACAAGAATCGGGAACGTATCACCGGCAGAGTATCCGTGATCGTTTAACGTCACTTCGACAAGAGAAGTTCCATCGGTCGTATCAAATACGGAAACATTACCGCCATTGTTTACTGTAGCCGTCGCATATTGAGGATTGCCAAGCACATCAACGGTGTGAATTTGATAAGTGTTTGCGCTAACGGCATAGCATCTATACAGGCCGAAAAGAATCAAGCCGCCAACACTGATTTGCGTCTGAATGTCCACCACATCATAGCTAGTGATGTCGCTTCCGGTATCTGTAATCAGAACGACGCTACTGCCATCTACAGTGTCTACGTCTACCGCAACATTGTTTGTGTCAGTATGAGGCGTAATGTCTGTTTGGGTGTTATCAGAAATTACACTCAGTTCTTCCTCTGCACCAAGAGCAAGATAGTTGTTCGCATTCGTGTCAGCCCACGCCCACAAGCAGCGGACAACTGAGCCAATCGCGTTTGCAAAGTATTTAGTCCAGCCGCCCAGCTTCTGCGGAAGGCCAAGACCGTTTGAGTCAGGGATAAAACGAATGAATTGCGAAGTCGAGATAGCAGCTTCATTTAGGGCTGGTGTCCTATTCTGATCAACGCCTGGAGTCAGTTTCAGAGAAGCATGGGGCATAGATTATCCCCGCGACGGAGAAGCGACTGGGGCGGGAGACATAGAGGTCCACCCAGTGGATTCAAACTTCTTGCGGGCCTCTTCGACCATCGCGCCTTTCAGCAAAGCGTTGTATTGAGATTCGTAAGTTACAGCCATCTGCGGATCGTCATTAGCGCGACCAAAGTTGCGCTGATATGCGCTGATGTAAATCATGGATGCCATGATCATCAGATCTGGCAGATAAGTGCTGATGAAGGTCGTGGGCGTTGCAGCCGCTAAACTTGCCGGACGGAATGTGCCGACAATCTCAACGTAATATCCCGCATCAGGGAACGGTCCGAACAAAAACACATTGTCGTTGAAAGGCGCAAAGAGCGTCGGCAAGCCGGTGTATGTTGACGCGCCATAGACGGCGTCAAGATACTCTTTCGTCGTCGGAAGGCACGGATTGCGGGTGCCTGCGTCAGGATTGGTCTCGCCAGCCGGCGTGATAATGTTGATCTGCTCGGAGACGACAATAGTGCCTTCTGGGATCGTCAGGCTTCGGTTGCCTTCGATCAGGGCATAGCCGGTGATCGAAGTTGATGTAAAAAGAAAGTCCAGATCACGGCAGAGGCGGTTCTCGGAGTATGTGATCATCTGGGGCAGGATCGTGACGAACGCCGTATCCGTAGAATCAACAACAGCCATTGTTGAGATTTGCGACACATACGTTGTATAGGTCAAGCCTGTCGTCATATGACGCCTCGGTTATTTGTCGCGTTTTCCTTTTATAAACATCAATTTGCTGCAAAAATGATAGTTTTTACCCTACCACATCTTTCGCCTGTTTATCCATAGCCCAATCTTTGTCGGCATATTTTGCGAAAAACCGAGCAAAACCAGATGTGCTGACCGATAGGGTTTTGTCGTTTATGCCCTCTATCTGGGGCCGCCAGATGGTCTCCCACATGTGAAACATGTAGGCATTCTTGTGTTTTTCGTATTGTTCCTCACCCCGTGCGGCGTCAAGAATGTCGTAATCATCAAAATTGAAAGGAAGGAATTTCATATAATCCAGGGTTTTGACCATGTCATGACACCTCTTATACATCAGAAGAGGCAGATTGACGGCGTGCCACGCCCAGGTTGGATTCTTCAAGCCATCATCCAACTCATTGAGCCACCGTCCAATGAACCTAGCCTTGGGCTTGCAGATTATGATGCAATTCGCAATGAACTCTTTCTCGGTCTTTTCGAGGGTTGTCATGTCCTCAATTCTTGCCGCAAGTGTGCACTCCTCGCCCATGAACTCGTGCAGGGGCTTGAGGAGCAAGGCGTCTGTGTCGAGGTAGATGCCGCCGTGTGCGTATACCTTCTGTAGACGGACGACATCCGCCCAGTATTGGGGATAGTCGCGCAGGGAGATGCCACGGTATTCGACCGGCGCTTCCATCTGCACGAGCTTCACCAGGGGCTTCATCCGCTCCCAGTATGGGTTATTCTCTGGTTCCTGATTGTAATACATGAAGATCACATCAGGCTTCTGGACCTCGCTGGCGGTCTTGACCGCCAACCAATTGATATAGCTAAAGGGGCGCGACTTCTCGCCCTGAAAATACATGAAGTGGACGATGTTCGGCACCGGCTTGTCGGCGTGATCCTGCGCCACACTGCTGCGGCACCAGATCAAGTTAGCGGCCAGCCGAGGGTCGTCCGGCGTTGCCTTTAGGGCAAGCTCGGCCTGCTCGACGGCAACGTCCTTCAGCCCCATGTGCCAAGCCGATATGCTGGCGAGATCGTGCGCCCAGTGCCCCCAGACGGTAGGGTCGCAGGTGTAAACCTTGAGCCTGTCCTTGATCGCCAAAGCTCGCATGGAGGCTGCGTAGCACTCCGGCCAGCGTCTCTGCCCGTGCAGGAGGAGTGCCAATTCGCACCACGGTTCACGGGTGTCAGGCGCTTCGACGGCGGCTTGCAGGAACCATCGCTCGGCCTCCCAGCCATTGCCCAACTCGACATAGCAGCGGCCCATGGTCCGCATCGCGTAGCACCGCTCGTTCATCCAGGTGGCCGTTGGCATGGCAAGGTAACGCTTTAGAGCGGCAATGGATTCGTCGTGCTTCTGATGGAAGCTGAGTTCTCGCGCATAGTAGAAGGCGTTGCGCGGACAGAGCGGGTCTTCTTTGACCGACAACTCCAGCAGGTCGAGGTACTGCCCGCGTGACTTGGTGGGATCCGGCTTATGAACAGCCAAGAGCATATCCGTGTCAGCCCAAACCTCTGTAATCCGCCCGTCAGGGATCGGATATTCATGGCACGGGTGATGCCACAAGTAGCCGTGCCTTGCGTGAATCTTCTCGTATTTGAATTGGATGCCACAGCCCCAGTCGAACATATAGCGTAGACGGGTAGTATCATCTTTCCAGACGCGCTCAATTTCGTCTCGCCAGCCGGGTTGCAGAAGCTCATCGATGTCGAGGCTGATGCATACGTCCATGTCGCGTGGGATCAACGCGAGAGCCGCATTGCGTGCCAGATCAAAGCGCCAAGGCGTGATGCATATGTCATGAATGATTGCGCCACAGCGAACGGCTGTTTCGCCCGTGCCGTCCGTGCTGCCTGTGTCGGCAATCATGATCAGGTCTGCATCTTTTGCAGAATCGCAGAACCTTTCAATAAACTTTTCTTCATTCTTGCTGATGGCGTAGACACATATTTTCAATCGTTTATTTGCCACAATGTATCTTTCTCTGGATGTTCTGCGTTTCCGTAAGCCCAAGCCGGCTTGCCTTCGGTCTGGTTCCAATCGACATAGCTAAGACGCGGGCTCTTGTGAACAACAGTCATGTTGCTTTGGTTCACGTTTACGTCGATGCGACTTATCTCATTAAAAAACTTATGCGATAGGTTCAACACATGTTGAAAATATTCAGGACGGCGCGTGTCGTGGAAGATCATGACGCCGTCGACCTTCAACTGCTCCCATGTGTTCAGACAGAATTTGCCCCTTAATTCCGAAACGCCGTCCACGAAGATCAGATCAGCGGCAAAGTTCGTCGGGTAATAGTCAAACGGAACGAATGCGGGTTCCGTCTTTTTGTCGAGCATGGCAACGCGAGACATGGTTCGATCAATCCAACGCGCATCCGTTTCGACAGTGACCAGCCGCGACGGCATGCACTGCGCGAATATTTGCGTGCTGCCACCAGCGCCAAATTCAAGGATGTTTTTGGACTTGCGACCATACTCGACCAGCACGCAAGCGTCTTGCAAACTGAGGTCGCCAACGAATCTGACGCCCTCTAAAATATCATATTTCATATATATAACTCTGATTGTATCTAATCAAACTTCCACTTGTCAGGTATCAAAGCTCTTTTAACTGCCAGACTTCCGCCATAACTGTCTGGGCGTCTGCGAGTGGGTAAGTATTCCCCAACCATGCGCTGCCTTTTGACATCTTCTACAATTTTTTCGACATCACGCCCTTCGGCAAGCTCATTTCTGATCTTAATAGACGCGAGACATTTCCAGCATTTCCCACATTGAACAACCTTTTGATCTATATATTCTAAATCTATACATGAGGTAACGATAGACATCAGGGCAGGGGGGAGTTCAGCATAAGCGTGAGGTCGGCTTTTGTTCCATTCCATCAAAGGGCAACGCCATTCTCCAACTCCTCCTTCTGCAAACATTTCCTTGAACCACCCAATTGTGTCTGCTCCCTTACTTTGTCTGGAACTTTCTATAGTTCTAGCAGTATAAAAAACATCAAAACCTTCAGACATTATAGATGAAGCAATCTTCATCAATATCGGTGACACCCAATATCCTGAATATTTCTCATTTTGTTTCAAAATCCTATATTCAAAATGACGTGTGTTATCTTTCAACCAATCTATAATAATATTAGAAGCCATCATTTCGGCTAGATGCTGTTTCCGAATTACATAATCTATATCTGTATCAGTAAAATCAACATATAGCGCCGTAATCTCATCAGTCGTCTCTGTGAGCAATTTATAAAGTAAATAGGTGCTATCAACGCCGCCAGTAAAACCAAGAAGAATTTTCATTACGATACAGCCCCCTTAACATGGGCACCATCATTGCCAGAAATAAAAGTCGGAGAAGATCCGCCGTTGAGCGCAATGGCATTGCCTGCCCCGCCAGCTAACCCGCCGTTGTTGCTATATCCATTACCACCAACAACACCGACAGCACCAAATCCTCCGCCAGCGCCACCGGCACCGTTGCATTCAGCCAAACAATCTTGTGCGCCTCCCGCTC